TGAGTCAGAATCAGCCAGTGATGAAATCTTTACAGTAGAATCATATCTTTCTTGCTGTAAAGAAACTGGACTTACAATTGATGATCTGAAGCACATTTCAATTGGAATGGCTCTGGACTATCAAACAGATTATGTGAATTTGCGCACTGAAAACAAATCAGAAACACGCAAGGCCACACAGTCAGATTTTGACTCATTCTAGTCTGAAACAGAGTGCTGAGAGGAAGAATCTGAGGTCAAGTTCATCGAATAGATGGACGATTGGTCACAAGAAGCCTTTAGGCGCTCTTTATATTTTTATACGAAAGGAGGAAACATGGCCGGTAATATTAAAGGGATAAAAATTGAAATTGGCGGTGACACACAGCCCCTTCAAAACGCCCTGAAAAAAGTAAATTCTGCTTCTGTTGAAGCAGCAAAAGAATTGAAGAGTATTGACAAGGCTCTGAAATTTGACACAGGGAATGTGACTCTATTGGCTCAGAAGCAAGAAGTCCTTCAAAAGCAAGTCTCAACAACCAAGGAGAAATTGGAAACATTGAGACAGGCACAAGCACAAGTTGAAGCTCAGTTCAAAAGCGGTGACATTGGTGCTGATCAATACCGTGCATTTCAACGGGAAGTGGTCCAGACCGAGAACATCCTGAAGGGCTATGAGAACAAGCTTGAGAATGTCAATAAGGCATTGGACGGAAATGGGAATGCTACCAAGTCAAACCGTGAACAACTGAAAGAGCTTCAAAATGAGCAACAGCGCCTTGCAAGTGAAGGAGACAAAGTTGTCAGCTCATTCAAGCTACAAGAAAGCCAGATGGGTTCCAATGCTAGTGAAGCAGATAAGCTGGCACTTGCTGAACAAAAAATTGGGAAGCAAAGCGAAATTGTCGCCCAACAAATTGAGAACCTTGAGAAACAGCTTGCCCTTGCAAAACAAGAATATGGCGAGAACTCAACAGAAGTCAATAAGTTAGAAACTCAATTGAACGAGTCCAAGGCAGCCTTCAACGGGCTTGCTAATGAGATGGAGAATCTGGGCGAGTCGGGAAAGAAAGCTAGTAGCGGTCTTGAAGAGACAAACAAGCTTCTGAAAGCTGAATTGCTGAATCAATTCTCTGAGAAGTTATCTGAAATCAGTCAAAAGTTGGTTGATTTTGGGAAGAGCGCCCTAGATGCGTTCAGGGAAATTGATGAGGGAATGGACACCATTGTCACCAAGACTGGTGCAAGCGGTAAGTCTCTTGAGCAGATGCAAGGAATTGCTAATGGGATAGCCACTGAAATGCCTACTGATTTCAGCAAAATCGGGAATGCAGTCGGTGAAGTTAACACTCAATTTGGTCTGACAGGGGATGCGCTCAAAACCACATCTGTTGACATGCTCAAGTTTGCAGAAATCAACGGATCTGACATCACGAATGCAACAATTCAGTCCAAGCAAGCCTTGGAGGCTTACGGATATTCTGTTGACTATCTTTCTGATGTGTTGGATAGCACCACTTATGTGGCGCAATCCACAGGGGTTTCTGTTGATGACTTGATGAAGAAAGCAACAGATGGAGCGCCACAAATCAAGATGCTTGGTCTTGAATTTGATGAAGCTGTCACCTTAATTGGTCAACTTGAACAACATGGGGTTGATTCATCAGCAGCATTGTCAGGAATGACAAAGGCAGCGGGAGTCTACACCAAAAAAGGAAAGACCATGAAGGAAGGTCTCAAAGAGACCATTGAAGCCATTAAGAACAGCAAGTCAGAAACTGAAGCAATGGGGATCGCTATGGAGATCTTTGGGGCAAAGAAAGCACCTCAAATGGTCGATGCCATCAAGCGTGGAGCTTTGAGCTTTGATGAACTTGGAAAAACATCTAGAGAGTCAGCCGGGGTGGTTTCTGAGACTTACGAAAACACTCTGGACCCTATTGACAAATTCACCACAGCACAAAACGGTTTGAAAATCGTTATGGCTGAAGTTGGTGGAGCAATTGCTGAAACATTCGCCCCTGCCCTTGACATCATTGTGGATGTCTTCAAAAAGGTGGCAGAATGGATCAACAACTTGCCGGGACCAATCAAGAATTTTGTTGTAGTATTCGGAACAATCGTGACTGTGGCCGGTGTGCTTGCCCCTATCTTCCTCGCTCTTCAAGCTGCTGCTGTAGCTGTTGGAACGAGTATAGGAGGGCTGATAGCTGCTGCATTGCCAATCATTGCAGTGATCGCTGCTGTTGTTGTCGCAGTAACCGGAATTGTATTGGCCATCAAACACTTGTGGGAAACCAATGAGGGATTCAGGAACGCTGTTGAGACAGTCTGGAACGCTATCATGTCAGTCATCAACACTGTTGTCAAAGCTATCTCTGACTTTGTGATGCAAATTTGGGGAACCCTAACAACTTGGTGGAATGACAATCAACAATTGATCAGACAAACAGCAGAAACAGTCTGGAACGCTATTTCAGCAGTAGTGACAACAGTCATGAATGTTCTTGGTCCATTCATTGAAACGGCATGGAATAACATTTCAACGGTTATTTCAACAGTTTGGGATACCATCAAAACCGTAGTGGAAACAGCCATCAACGTGGTATTAGGTATCATTAAGACTGTGATGCAGATCATCAATGGTGACTGGTCTGGGGCTTGGGAATCCATCAAGGGAATTGCTGAAAGTATCTGGAATGGTATCAAGAGCATTGCTGAATCTGTATTCAATGCGATGGCTCAGATCTTATCTAACATCTGGAATACTATTTCAAGCACTGCTTCAAGCATCTGGAATGGTATCAGCTCAACCCTATCAGGCATCTGGAATGGAATTTCAAGCACGGTCTCAAGTGTATTCAATGGAATTTCAAGCACGATTTCAGGGATCTGGAACGGTATCAGCTCAACTGCATCGGGTATCTGGAACGGGATTAAAGACACCATTGGCGGTGCTATCAATGGAGCAAAAGATCTCGTAGGGAAAGCTATTGATGGAATTAAAGGCTTCTTCAATTTCCAATTCAAGTGGCCACACATTCCACTGCCTCACTTCAAGGCAAGTGGATCACTGAACCCAATGGACTGGCTTAAAGGTAAAGGGATTCCAAGCATTGGCATTGAATGGTATGCCAAAGGTGGGATCTTAACTAAGCCCACAGCATTTGGCATGAATGGGAATAGCCTCATGGTTGGTGGTGAAGCTGGAAAAGAAGCAGTCCTACCACTGAATGAACGGAACTTGAGCGCCATTGGCCGTGGCATTGCCCAAACAATGGACCCACAAGGAACCGTGATCAATATCAATATCTCTGACAACATCATCAGAGAAGAAGCAGATATTGAAAAGATCGCTAATAAGGTATCTCAGAAGATAGCTGCTGAATTGAGGAGACAGAAAGAATTGAGAGGAGCGCCTGCATGGTAAAGTACAATGAATTGATCATTGATGGAGTTGGAACTTCATCATTCCCATTTGATGTGATTGTGCTTGAAGGCCCTACAATTCAAGTTGGTCTCTCAAAGGATAAGCTATTGAGCCATGATGGAGTCAGTGGATATATTGTTCAGTCGAACCCTCACAGGGAAGCGATTGAGAAGAAATACACTCTTCAACTCATCGACCCAACAGAACTGCAAGTCCTTGAATTTGTCCAATTTCTGTCCAAAAGGAATTTCTGGCTTGAGAATCAACAGAACAAGCTCACAAGATGGTTCTGTTATCAGACAAAGGTGTCTGACACTCAGAGAGATAAAACTAAAATGTATTCTTTAGAGGTGACATTTATTTGTCACCCTACAAAATACATGAAGAACAATGATGTTCAAACTCTCATTTCAAATGGTGTTCTCAGGCTACAAGGCAGCTCACTAGCGTTTCCTAAAATCACAATTAAAGGCAACAGCTCATCTGAGACTAGCTTCACGATTGGGAAGCAAACCATCAAACTTGAACAGTTATCTGAGAGCGCTGTGATGGTGAATGATCCACAGAATCCAAGTTTCCTTGATAAGAAAGGGAATCTGGTGAAGTGGTCAGGAGACTTCATCACAATTGACGCTAACCAAAACCAGAAGACTGTTGGTGTGGTTTTAGGTCCTGGCATTCAATCACTTATTTTTGAAACCAATTGGGGGTGGTTATAATTCTATATCTATTAGACAGAAATGTTCAAACAGTGAAATGGAATGGGCAACCACTCCATGAAGCTACAAAGGCAGAAGTTGAAGAAGTGACAAATGTGAGCTACGCTCTCAAGGTTGATTATCCAATCACAGACACTGAAATTTATAAGAAATTTCAGGAAGACATGCTCATCATAGCCCCCACTCCTATCACAGGCCGGCAACTATTTCGGATCAAAGAGATTAGTGAACAAGATGACACAGTGAGCCTGACTTGTCAGCACATAACAGAAGATATCTTCAAGCGCTCTGTTCGTCCTATCAAGGTTTCAAACTCAACCTGTCAAATTGCCTTGAATGCTATGATCTCAGCAGTCAAGACACCACTTGGAAAATTTTCATTCACAAGTAACATCATGGACAATAGAACTTTCAACACCACAGAAGATGAAACGCTCTATAAGATCCTTATGGATGGTAAGCATTCCATTGTTGGTGCTTGGGAAGGTGAGATGATCCGTGACAACTTCCTGATTGATATTCCTAAAAGTCGGGGCATTGATCGTGGAGTGGTTATCACTACACATCAAAACTTGAAGCAGTATGAGCGGAATAAGAGCAGTTCCAGCATCATCACAAGACTGCATCTAAAATCAACATTCAAGCCAGAAGGAGCAGAAGAAGACACGGTTCTGAAAGTCACTGTGGACAGCCCCCTCATTGGCAATTATCCTTATATTAATGAAGCTGAGTATGAGAACAATGATCTTACTACAGAGGAAGAATTGAGAAGATGGGGTGAAGCCAAATTCAAGAATGGTGACATTGACAAGTCCACTGATCAGATCAAGGTTGAAGCTTATGAGCTAGATGGTCAAACTGTCCATCTTGGGGACACAGTGACCATCATGAGCTTGAAGCATGATGTCATGCTGAAGAAGAAAGCTGTGGGCTATGTCTATGATGCTCTGTCAGAAGAGTATATCTCTCTTACATTTGATGACAAGGCTGGTCACGGTGGTGGCATGTCAGGTTCAAATGGAATTTCTGATGTAGCATCTGAAATCCTTGATACAGTCCAAAAGACTCAAGAGGATGATGAATACTACAAGAAATTGAAAGTATTGGTTGACAATGCTAACAGGGCTTTTGAAGACAAGGCAGGAGTTTTGGAGAAAGAGATCACTGATGGAATCGAGCAAGCCAAAGCACAAGCTGAAGTGGTCAAAGAGGAGATCTCAGCACAAGTCACTGAGAAGATCAAAGCAGCAAACCAAGCTAACAAAAATGAAATTGTGGAAGAGTTTAAGGCTCAATACAATGGCATTGAAGTCAAAATGGAAGGCTTTAAGGCTACTACTGACCAATTAAAGGCCAGTGATGCTGATATTCAAAAACTGATCAATGACTTTAAGGCTCAGACACAAAGTCAATTTGTCGGTGTACAAGGCGCACAATCACGCTTTGAGCAGACTACTGAAAAAGCCATCTCTGACCTCACTAATGTGGCCAATGGCAAGGCTGATAGGTCATTCGTTGAACAGACAGTGAATGGCATCAGAGAAGAATTCACTTCAATTGGTGTTGGTGGTGGACCTAACATGCTCCGAAATTCCAGAGCAGATGAAGGCCTGAAATATTGGACCGAAGCAAATAACAGATTAGCATTCACAGCGCATAAATTCTATTTTAATGGCCAGAAGAGAATGTTTGAATTGCGCCCCGGTGCAGTCGTTAAAAGTCCACGTTTCATTGTCAAACAAAATGCAGACTATACATTAAATTTTTTAGGATTTGACAACAATTCAAAAATGTTCAAAGTGTATTTCTGCAAACGCAGAAAAGGTTCAATCTCTGACTTTGAAGAAAAACAGCTAATCTATGATGGCAAACCAAGATGGACAGATGGACCTGTTTTAGATGGAAACAGAGCAATCAAGAAATCATTCCAATTTAATGTTGGAAATTTTGATGATGGTTATCTTCAATTTGAATATGAACGCAACAATCCAAATAAATGGGGCGGCCTATTTTTAACAGAACTTGACTTCTACGAGGGTACAAATGACCGTTTGTGGCAACCAGCCCCAGAAGATCAAA